GAAACGTTCGGCGGCTTTCTCGGTATCATCTCCTTCTTCCATTTCCAATTCGTCGCCCGGCTCTTCTGGGGCCGGCGCTCCGCTACCACTCGCGGCCTGCCGCGCCAGCAGTAAATTGGCCTGTCGCTCCGCCTCTAGTTTTTGCTCATCCCCAATTTTCTTTTCTTCTTTCTCTTTGTATTTCAATTCCAGGTCTGGCGCTTCCGGCAAATCGGCCAATTCCAGTAGATACCGTTCCAACTCCAGGGACGGCGTAAGCAACTGCGCGCCTACCAACTTATTGATGTACTCCGAGATAACGCCGATGTCCGTTGTCTCTATGGACTCGTGTGATAGCACCGGGTTGGCAGTCAGGCCGGGAAAATTGTTGAGCCGTATCAGGCGATCAATGGCATAGCGTTGAATGGTATCGGTAAGCATCTGCAACCAGCCCGCAATTGCCATCATGAAAAACCCGGTACTGCTCTCGCCCAATGCCCGCGCCCCGACTTGATTCATGCCGAGATGAATAAATTGCGCAAGCCCCACCATCGTCATGCGCTGTTCGTAGCGCGTGATCGTGGCCTGAAAATCTACCGCCCCCCGGCTGGGTGGCGACATTAACTCTAACAATACGCCCTCGCCAGGGTTAGCCGTGCCGAGTTTGGGCCAGGGAAATACCACGCCCATTTGTTCATCGGCCCGGATGTTGCGGATGATATTTTGCACCTCGTCAATGTCACTGCCCGCCGTGTTTTTTTTGTTCATGCCGCTGCCCATGTAGGCAACAGGCAAGCCCGCGCCCATGCGCTCCGCCGAGATACCCTCAATCTCTTCGATATTTTTCTTGTAATACCAGGGAATATACATGGCCCGCAGCAACGAGCGGCCCTCGGGATTTCCCTTCTCGACCGTCGTTCTAAACAGAATTGCCTTATCAATCGGGATAGAGACTGGGCGGTATTCTGGCGGTGCTTGCTGGACAAATCCCTGCAGGCCACCCATCCGGTCAAATATCCATTCCCGGCCCGGAGCCAAACTCTCAGGTGCAACAAACACCCACTTGCGCCAGGCGGTCTTGCCGTCGTCGTATTTGGATGATGGTATATCCTCGCTTGGCTCGCCTTCGATTGCGCCAGTCTGATTGATATTTATTGTCTGTGCTTGATAGCCCTGTCGTTTTTTGTAGACCAGTTCCGCCGGATAGAAACCATATTGAACACAGCCCAAAGACTGCTCAATTGAATCGCTCCACGTCTGAGACATATCGTCCATTGCCGATTGTATAAAATCCGCTGTCTGCTTGTCGGCCTCACTCTTGCCGCCGGGATCAACGTACCACGACACGCGGCGGATCATCATCTTTACCGCCTGCAAAACTGCGGCCACAATCGGATCATCACCCATTTCCCGGTATAGCTGGATGCGCCGAAACACGCTCTTGAATACACGGTCATACTCATCATCCACCATGCCGCCAAAACGTCTCAGCCCGGTAAGAGCCAGGTTCGTATACGGCGTTATCTCCGTATGTTGTTCGCCGCTGGCGGTAAATTTCATTGCCTGCCGCCCGGCTTGCTCGGCGCGGAATGTGTGCGAATAGGACAGGCCATACTTTTCGGCCACATCCTTGCGCGGCATTTTTCCATCAAGGGCTTGAGCGATTTCGATATTGCGATCTGTTTTATTGATCATCTTTGATTCCGTCTCCATCTACCGCCCGCGAGTGAATTGCGGTTGAAGCGGGACTCGGTGTGGGGGTTGGCCTTCTGCGTAGCTTCAGTATCGGTGGGTTGAACACCATCCACATACATTACGGCATATCTCAGCGCGTCCATGCCGTGATTATTGGCATCAACCGGAATTTCCTTTACCGCTTTCCCATCCTGTCCGCGCGGCCACATATAAACGTCAAATTCCTGTTCGGTGCAAACGGGTTTGCGGGACTGGTATAGTTCATCATCCAATTCAACCAGTGAATCTCGCATCACAAACAGGCGTGGTTTGCCATCGTCGGCCACTCTCAATCTATCCTGCACTTTTTGAATACCGACGGAGATTGCCTTATTTGCCCGCTCGGTGTCCAGCCCGTTTTCTCTGAGCGTGGCATTATCCTCAGCATCGTGGTCACAGATAGCATGTTCGGCCCCGAAACCGTTTATTTTTTGAGCGTGGGTAGATACCGTCCTTTGAGTCATATAGATTTCGCGGTATAAGTACATGCGCCCATCATTGTCCACCGCCCACCATTGACATACGAACGGATTAGTAAAGCCGAAGTCAACAGCTAAAAACCGCCGCCATTCACCCGGAACATTGAAACGGTCAATTAGATGCACGGCCCGATCAAATTCGTATACCGCGCCTTCTGCCTGTACCCAGCGTCCATAACGCAGCCGCTCTTTGCGGACTCCGGTGAGTTTATCCAACACCGAGAGCGTGCGCTGGCCCTGCTCGGTGATAGCGCCCGCATCATCAAACAAAAGCGGGTTATCTTCGTGGCGGCTTTCGAGTAGCTCGATGGATTGTCGCGTCCGTATCCAATGTGTCGGATAGGATGGATTGCAATCGCCCATCACCTGGCCGAAGGGCATATTTCCGGCGCGGCCAGTGGCGCGAGTGGTGAGATATTCCCAGTCGGAAAGATTTAGCTCTTCAGCTTGGTTGACATAGACTATATCGCGCTCGGTTGATAGGGTTTTGTCGGGATTATCCATGCCGCCAACCCAAACACGCGAGCCATTGTCGTAATCAAACCACGCGGGCCGCTCGCCGCCAAATGGCGTTACGCCGCCATTCGGGACAAGGACTTTATTGATAAATGTCTGAATAACACTGCCGACCGTGCTTTGATAGGTTTTACGAACGATGACGGCTTGCGCGCCGGGATAACGGCACATCAATTTGTGAAGGCGGGCCAGAGCAGCAATGGTTTTTCCTGTCTCGGATGGGCCACTGATAATGACTTCGTGAGCATCACAAGTTTGCAGTCGTTTGGCAGCATTGCGAAACTCGAATTTTCGTCGAGCCAGACGCGAGGGCGCGGGCATTTCGGCAAAGGCCTTGTTCATAGCGCCATTGAGTATTTTTTTAAGGTCTGCGTCGGATACGATGGGCTGAATCATAGTTAAACAAAAAGCCGCCGCAACCCCGCTGGGGATGGCGACGGCCAAACGTCGAGCATAGGGCCGCCTGATCGCGGCTTGGCTAGTGTTGCGGGTATTGTACAACAGTTTGCTAATAGCGCATCATAGATGGTTTGATCGGCTTTTGGTTATAGAATTTCTGTGGCCGGCCACAGCGGGAACAGCGAAGTATCAGGTTGCCGTTATCCACCGTCCCCGTTCGGGATTGACAATCGCGGCAGACGAAAGCCGATCCCCGGCCATAGCTGGGCCGGGATTGAGTTTTAACTTCAACGTGGGCGTTTATCATGGCAACCTCGGGATGATCGTCTAAAAATTGCAGGGCCAGCAGCGTATCGCGGCAATCCGTATAGCGCCACAAAAGCCCGAACATCTCCAAATCTTCCGCCGTATCCAACTCCGTCCGAAACGGCGCAATATATTCCCGGCGCGGTAATGGCAACTGCACCGCGCTGAATTTGGCAATGTGATCCCAGTAGTGCGCGCCCGGATGCTCGCGCTGTTCACCCTGAGATAATTCTGCAATCCGATCCCACGCTGCCCGGTTCCAAACGTCCGTGGTCCCGGCATAGGTGATACGCGACTCCTGTCCACCATAATAAAGCCCGTCCGCGCCCGTCTCACACAATACATCATAGCGCCAATCGGCCAAATCAACATCCACCAGCGGGTTATCGGCCAGGGCGCGGGCGACGTATTTAGAGTCTGGCGCAAACTCTTTCAGCGCATTGTCCATGCGAGTTACAACGTCATCACGCGGGCCGCGATAGCAGGCAATGTTGCGCTTGCGGCATAATTCGGCAATGGCGTTATCATCGCTGTAGGTTGACGTGGCGATGACGATTGTCGGGTTACGTTTTGACGCCTGCCAACGATGGTATATCTGTAGCAGGTTTGGCGTACCGTCTGGGCAATAGCTCACCAGCGGTTTACCGGGCAGGCGGGTGCTGGACATGCGGGCGGATAGGATGACGGCATAATCAGACATTATCAACCGCTATATAGATTGTGTTCCATCCCGCAAGAAACACATATCCCCAGGCACTTGCAATCATCATATTTGATTTTGAATTTAATCTCACCACATTCACAGATGGCATCAAAGTCCGGATGACGCGGCAATTTATCCACATGAGTATATAGCTGACACCCATGATCAGATACAAAAAAAAAGCCGTCCTTTTGTATGACTTTGTGCGGCTCAAGCCCGCCCAAAAAATCAATGCCCAATTTTTCTCTTAGTTCCTGTTGGTATGCCGGATAAGCAGCATTCCGGTCTTTAGCGTTAGCAAATTGTGCGCCTACAGTAAAACGTCTCATCTATCACCTACTTCATTAGGTCGCAGATAATAACTTGTAGTTAGTTTGTGATTGCCGGTATAGCGCCTAACAATAAAATCGTTCTCGTCTGCACCAACATCTTCAATGCCATTTTCTATCTTAACGCTCGTAATATCAGAATCGGTTTCATTTTCAATACGGTCGGCCAAC